GAGCTTGATATATATAAAATCAGGGAGTGACAATAAATGACAACAGGCTATCCACAAACAGGTTCATTACTAAGTCTAGGTGATGCTTTTGGTACTAACACTACCAATACAGCTATTTCCACCAATATACTACTGGCAGTAAGAATTCCAAATGGTGCAGGCTATCAACCAATTGGCGCAGTCCAATCAATGGCAATCTCTGAGAAGAGAGCCATTAAGATGATTGACGAAGTTGGAACAGATGGTCATATCGACTCTGTACCTAATCAATCAACAAACATCACTGGTACTTGCCAAAGAGTAAGATTCCAGAAGTTGAGAATTGCAGAGGCATTCGATAGAAGCTTCTTACACGTTGCAGCTCAAGTTTATCCTTTTGATATTATTATCTTCGATAGACAAAAGGCCTCACTAGCAAATCAAGTTACCACAGTTATCAAGAATGTTTGGATCTCTGGTATTGATTATACTTACCAAGTAAGCGATTGGGTAATTACCGATAGCATGACTTGGGAAGCAGAATACATCTACAGCAACCTTGGTGGCAGCTCCGCTCTCACTGGTCAATCTGCTGCAGTTGGTGGTCAAGACAATCTACTCAAGCCATTCGGTGATGGTAACTGGATTGAACGTCAGACTGACAGTGGTTCTGCTGGAAGAAGAGGATCTTTGGATATTGCTGGACTTATCGATATTGGAAGACCAGATTTCCCAGCCTCCAATGGTATCTTCTAATTGATCTGAATAACTCACAAATACTTAATAAGCACCCTGCTTTGATATATAATCATTGCAGGGTATTTATTTTGTGGAGTTAAAGATGCCAAAATTTGATAGTCCAATTGGAAGTAAACAGTTTCAAGGTCAACCTATGAGAGATATCAGTGTTCCTGATGAAGGTGGTTATGACCAACAGCCTATGTCGCAACGTCGACATACACGAGAGCAGGGACCACCTGTTTTTGATGAAGCCTCTATGAGAGAATTTCAGGCGCAATTACAGCCACCATCTCCTCCAGTGAGAGAGATGACTAATGTAGAAATGGATATGATAGCCGCTAAGAAGGCTAAAAGAGAAGGGAAAGAAAGATTGTCAGACGGTGCTAGACGCAGAATTGAAATACTAGTTGGTATGACTAGGCTAAGTAAAGATGTCGAAATAGATGGTCAGTTATACAGACTACAGACATTAAAATCTAAAGAATTACGTGAAGCATTAGTTGCTACTTCTGAATTCGATGGCAGCATACAACTTGTTTTTGAAACCAGGAAGCAACTGCTGGCACGCTCTTTAATTTTAGTGGCTGGCGTTGAAATTGCACAGTTTCTAAATTCTGATGAACTTCAAGCTAAACTTGATTTTATCGAAGAAGTAGATCACTCTCTTTTGCTAAGACTTTATAATGAGTATGTTTTGTTGGCCAATGAGGCACAAGAAAAGTATGCTCTAAAGACAGTAGCCGAAGTGAAAGAGGTTGCTGAAGACCTAAAAAAATAATAAATGAACCGGAACATCGTTTCATTTGGTATTTATGTAGATTATATCAGAAATTACCATCTGATCCTTTCATCTCGGAGATGGACCTGGTTCAAAAAATGTGGCTTTACCATCAGTGGTTAGGTGATCAACGAGATGATGCCGAACTAGCTAAAAATCACGCATATCTATTAGGATCCTTCTGGAACCCCGAGGCTGTACGTGAAATGACTAATGCAAATGTTCATGAATCTACAGATGATGAACTAGAAGAATCTATGAGAGTGGTTGAGGCTGTTGATATTAGAGCTATTCCACTAGAAAGTAAGCCTGTTAAGAGAAGAAGAAATCGTGCCACCCTAAAGGACTAAAAGAGTAGAATATGGCTGAATTAACCCCAGAACAAAAAGCAGCTGCCGCAGAGGCTGGGTTAGATCCCAATAAGGCCGCTACCTTTCTAGAAAAAACTAGACAGGCCACGATTGCGACATCAGACTTTAATACTGAGCTAAAAGAGTCATCTGGAGTTTTAGACGATCTTAATAACAAATTCGCCGAGTATGGTCTTTCATTAGATCAATTAGGTAATTTAACTGGTGCAAGTGCGGCCAAATTTGGTTTATTAACAACTTTCATCGCTGGTGCTAAAGAAGAGTTTAAAGGTTTTGTTGATGTTGGCAAAGCTGGAGGCATTGGTACTATTGGTGAGTCATTAAACGGTTTGATGGCAACTGTAAAGCAGCAAGGAACTGCTTTCGGAGTTGCGGGCGCAGCCGCCATGAAATTGAGAGGCATGTTGACCAGTATGGGTGCTGGTGGTAAAGAACTTGATGAAGCTCTTAGAGGTGGAGTAAATGGGTTAATAGCATTCGGTAAAAATTTCGTAACCAGTGCTGATAATGCTTTACGTTTTCAGAGTGGGCTTATGAAAGCCGCAGCAGCGGGTGGAAACCTTAAAGGCATATATGAAGGGGTAGGAACTACTTTTAATGGGGTTGGCAACCGACTAGAAAACTTAAATAAAGTAACTAGCCACTTTCATAATATCATGGGTCAAGCCATGAAAGCAACTGGAATTGAATCAGTAGATGTAATGGGCAATCTTACCATGGAGTTGATTAAAACAACTGCTGGATTAGAATCTATGACAAAAGGTATGGACATAGCTGGTGTACATACTGATACTTTAACTGGTATTATTCATCTTGCTCACGGAGCACAACTTGATGTGTTGCAGACAATTCAGGATGTAGGCAAGGTTACTTCTCAATATGGTCTAAATACAGAAGATGCAACCAAAGCAGTAATGAGACAAGTTGATGTGGCTGGCGATCTTCAAGCCAGACAAGAAGATGTTCATGAGGCTGTCTTTAAAACACTCAGTACATTTAAAAATTATACAATGTTGGGTACTGATGCTACTAAAATGACCCAAGGCCTTACTGATTCAGTAAAGAATTGGGCTCAATCTCTAAAGAACGTAGGAGTACCAATTCAGAGTGCACTAGAGATGGCAGCTAAATATACTGCTCAACTTCAAGGTATGGATGAGGCTCAAGCATCTTTCGTTTCACAATCAACTGGTGGGCCAGGTGGTCTAGCAGGAACCTTTGATTTTGAGGATTTGATTAGAACGGGAAAAACTCAAGAAGCCACTGCAAAAGTTGCTGAAACTATGAGACAGCAACTGAGAGCGCTAGGCGGCACAGGACAAATAATTAGCAGAGAACAAGCTAGAACAATGGGTGATGCGGGTAAGGAGCAATTTGAAAGACAAAGAGTGATGATGATGAGCGGCCTCTTGGGTGTTAAACCAGGATCAAGAGAAGAGGGTGAACAAATGATGGCCGCTCTAGCACAAGGTGGAGATATTTTTGGTAAGAAAACTACTGAAGAACAAAAGAATGCAGTGCTAGCTGATACTATGGAAAAAGGCAAAGCACAAGAACAGTTGGCTTTTACTGCAGTTAAAGAGGCTAATATCAAAACCGAGCTAGTAAGATTGCAAGCTGGAACTATTAATTTACAAGGAATGCAAAATGCCGCCACAGCTAGAGCTGGTGGAATTGAAGCAACTGGTGTGGGAATAGGCGGTCAACAACCTCTTTTGAAACAAAGAATGGGAGAGGGTGATTTACAAGCCAAGGGACCTGGCACAGGTATGGCTATAAAAGATATTGTCAATGTTAAGCTCGATGCCACAAAACATATGGGATTTACCGCTGACAGTGCACGAAGACAAGTAACTTCTGCCCCAACGATGGATGAGATGCTAAAGTTAGCTGGAATGGGGGCTCCTGTTTCAAAAAAAGACGCTATGAAATCAGACGATGCGGCTAAGCAATACTCAGCCCAGCGAAACCTGGTAATGTCAGGGGCTCTTGGTGTTAAGCCCGGCACAAAAGAAGAGGCTGACGAAATGCTTGCGTCAAACTCCATGAGTACACAACAAGGAGGAGCGCCAGGACTTAATAAACAAAGTACCGATGCTTTGACTGCCGCCATGCATCGAGGTTCTCCTACTGCTAGTAGACAAGTTGGGCAAGCTATACCTCCTGCTACTACCGCTATTACTACTGGGGCGCCAACAGCAACTACAGGGGGAGCGCCAGGTCTTACCGCAGGACCTGGTGGACCAGTACCAGTTTCACTGGCACCTGGTACTGCTATCACGGTTAATTTTAGCGGAACATGCTTACATTGTGGAAGACCAATGCATCAAAATGAACACGGCCTTACTAACAATGCCGCTTCAGGGGCGTCTAACAAGGGCGTTCCATAAGGAAACTTAAATGGCTACTTTTTCACTAGACTCAGCAATTAGCGGTATCAATAACTTATCAGCAACTTTAGATGGCGCTAATCCTCTTTCAAAACAACAGCGCGACTCGTTCGAATCCAACGGATTTTTGGTATCTGCTACACCATCTGCCGATGGTAATGGACTACCCTTTACTAAAATTGCAACAGGTCTTAATGCTAAAATTGGAAGAAACATTATTACCTGGTTCGTTCCTCAATTTGGAACTGTTCGAATGTTTATCAACCCACAAAATATTACTTACAATCACAAGAAGTTAATTAACAAAGACAGAACAAAGGGTGGATTCACATTGCAGTATTGGGGAGAAGAGCTTAGTACTTTGAACATTTCTGGAACCACTGGTAGCGCTGGTATTGAAGGCATTAATATGCTTTATGAAATCTATCGTGCAGAGCAATATGCTTTCGATGCTGTTGGATTAAATCTAGCAGCCAATAATGCATCGGCCGACCTTGCTAACAATCTAATTCAAGGAGTTGGTGGTGCGTTAGGGCAAGCAGTTGGAGGTCTTTTCGGAAGTAGCAATGATTCAATAAATGCTGCTAGCGGCGCAGGTCTTCTAGGGGGAATTTTAGGAATGAACTCTCCAAATAACAATTTGTCAGCTAGAAACATCCCATCGCTAGCATCTCTTGCCTTTGCAGTTGAGATGTATTACAACGGATGGGTCTATAGAGGTTTCTTTGAAAATATGACTGTTACGGAACGAGCTGATAGCTTTTTGATCGATTACTCCATGACATTCACCGTAACCCAGAGAAGAGGTTATAGAACCAATTACTTCCCATGGAGCCACAGCCCTGCTAGTGGACCAAGCCAGTATACCACGCCTCCTTCTTTTAGTGGTTCTACAATTCTGAACACTAATCAATCCGTTCAGAATATAAAAGCTTCAAGTTCTCCATTGGGTTTTCTTACAGATTTACTATAAAGGAATTGAATGGGTTTTCTTGGAGAATTGGCAGATGCAATAAGCAGTCAATTTAGTTTAGGTGAAAATGATACACACTCACTAGATGCTATTATTGATGGCCAGCAAGTAAAGTATGGAACTCTGGGAGACTTCGCCTCTCAATTTGATCAATCCGCACAACGTAGTTATGTGGAAGAGGGATATCTGCGCAGAGATCCTTTTAATACAGATCCTAAACAGTTTGAAGTTTTATGGCAAGAGCCTAATGCTACTGTTCTTGTGAAGAAAAGAATGTTCTCTTCAATTGCAGAGAACTACCGTCCAGATTTTATGGATGGTGATGAAAAGTTGTACTATAAGGCTTTGCGTATTTTATTTAAGAACAAATGTAATCAAATAGCAGCCCTTGAACAGCTTGGCAAAATTGCAAAGGTAACAGCAGCTGTTGGTAGTATTTCCAATCAATTAGTCCCATGGATCATTACGCTTACCGATATTGCTAACAATGGATTTGGTAGCGGGCTTCAAGTCGGTGGTTTTAATCTTTTTGGCAGCAACTCTAATCCATTTGCATCACAGGATGGAAGTAGCTTCATTAAAAGTGTTGATAGATTGAGAACATTATACGCTTACAATCAAACAAATCCATATACTACATGGATTACAGACTCTACTAATTTGTTTCAGTCAACTTTTGGTACTGGTAGTGGTGTAATCGAGATTACCAATTTCACTAATATTACCACTACTACCAGTGTAGATTTAAAACAACCGGGTTCATTCAATTTAAGTATCGTAGATCCTTACGAGTCTATGTTAATTACCGATTATGATATTGAAGTTGCGCTTAGTGATGCAACCAATGCTTTTTACAACAATAAGACATTCCAGCTAGGCGTTACTAGTTCAAATCAAGTTATCCAGGATCAGCAAACCCGTTTAAACAGTTTGCGTAATAGAAGAAGAGCTAGCCCGCTTACATTCAAGATAGATCCTAATACCTTGTTGAGCAGAAGGGTTACTGTTATTATTGATCGTTTAGGAGTAGAGATTCCATTTACTTATGATCCGATTGCATCTTTAGGATTAGGAAGTACTGCCGGAATAGAAGTACCAGATGATTATCTAAGAGGCGGTGCTATAGCAGGATTCGATGGGCTAGATACAGCTACAGCCCCTATTGGTCCAGATCTTAACATCAAACCTTTATTTGGAAGTTCTGAGCTATCAGTATTTAGTACTATAATTTCTACTATATATAAACAGATTGCATTAATGGCTAATGCTGGTAATGCTTTGGTTGCTAATAACACTTCTTATAATTACGCTCGTAGAAAACTAAGATTCAATTTTTCTGGTAAACTCATCATTCAACCAATGGATGTGGTTCATGTTTACATGAACTCCAAATCACAGTTTGATAATAAGATACTATCTGGTTTACAGCAAATGTTTAGTGGATTTGGTATTCTGCAAAACATTAACAGCACCATAACTTCGATTAAAAATGCAACAGATACGCTATTCAATCCGTCCGGTAATATCTCGGTAGCTGCCGAGAAGTCTATCTATGTTGGAGCTGATTTCCCCAATTACTTATGGGCTTTAGTTAGAGCACAGTTCGTTAATGAACATGAAGGGACGCACGTTTTTGCGGGCGTAGTAGAAACTGCCGTTGATAATTGGTCTGGTGGAAAATTTACTGTAGATGTGGCGGGTAAGGACCAAACATTCTATTTTGATCAAGGCAAGATTAATTTCAAGCCAGGTGCCGATTCTTTCAATGGTTTAATTTTTGATCCTCTGACGCCCTTTGCGTCAAATTTTGATACTGTTACAACTAACAACATACCATCTAATGGCACTCCCAAATTGTTAGATGAGAATATGTTTTTACTAACACCAACGGGCAAAGGCTCTCTGGTAAAATATAAACAAGGAGCACTAACTGGTGAAAAGGCAACCCAAGGTAATTACATTCAAGACCAAGGCATCGATCCGACTACTGGCTTAATTACCAAATCACTTTATCTCCCTAATGGTCTTGTTTATAAATGGAAGCAGGGCATTGGAATATTTGTTAGATCGGGTAATACAACACAGATTAGTAATCCAAATTTAGTTGGACCTCCAAATATTAAAGCAGAGCCATTTGCCGGCTTGGATGTTATGAATGTGTTGTCTTTACTTATAGCTGGGACGCCATACAACTATGCTACTTATTTTAAAGCCGCTGGTAATTTATCAGGGTTTGGAGCAAACTCACCAACCAATCAAGGCGCATCCAGATCATATCTAGATTCTCTAAGGCTTAACTTATCTCAAGCAAATACTCTCTGGGGAGATTTTATTCCATTCAAAAGCCTGACGATAGATGAGGCAACTGTGGCTCAAATGGCTCAAGCCCAAATGTCTGTTAATAATAGCAACTCTAACATAGAGCGCCAACTAAAAGAACTAGCAGACCTTAATAGCAAAATGATAGCACTAGGCGCAGTAAATGCTATATCAACTAATTTGCCCGGCGCCTCTGATCCAACTCAGAGCGCACAAATTGCTCAGATACAGGCACAGATAACCAATTTACAAAACAATGTTAATAACAGTATTACAGATATACAGTCTAACATTCAAGCATTTAATTCACAGACTGATACAAGTGCCAGCTACAATTTAAACAGTATGTCCAATGGACAAACCAATCCATCTGATAGTAGATCACGTAGATTACTGCGTACACAGAATAACCATTTGACACGACGCATGTCTTATGATGTTCGAGCTAATCAAGACAAGAATTTACTAATTGTTGATGACTACTATGATAGTGATTATGATATAGCAGCATTTAATAATTCTCTAGCTGGAGGATTGAAGCTATATAGTAATGATTTTACATCCGTTCGTGATAAAATTGTTAACGTATCTGATCTTCTTAATTTAGAAGTATTTTCTGACTCACAAGGCCATATTCGTATCAGGCCACCACAGTATAATAGAATGCCAAGTTCTATTTTCTATCGTATGATTCATTTGAAGCAAACAAAAGGGGTGCAGGTTTTCCCTCAGTTTCTTAATGACATATTTACCGATCAGCTAACATCGTTGCGTAAACATATTGAAGTTATTGAAGATCAAATTAGACTGGACTGTGCCATATTAGGACAGTATCCAAGCCTGGATAATGATGGTGATGACACGGCACAAAATTTCTTAACATCATCGGAAGTTACCAAAGGCATGTCAACTTCTTTTGGTTTCCTTTCAGATTTTACAGACACTATTAGTGATATACAAAACTTAGTAAGAGCTGCTAACCAAGATCAAGTTACTGGCGGTATTAACCAGGATCTAGCTAGTTTTGAAATAATAGAAGCGGCAGGAACTTCTACTAAGGATATTTTTAATAACTCATCAAGATACACTATATTACTACAGGCATTGCAGGCTCAAAATCAAAAGGCTAACGGACAAAATACCGAATTTTCATTAGGCACCTCTATTTTCCAAAGTAGTGTAATACAGCAACTAATGACACGTATCTATCTTAAATCTGGACAGCGCATTGTTAGCAAAGATTATATTACACCGACTGCCCCCAACCAACCATCAGAAATAGATGTTGGACAGAGCATTGATTTCTTTAAAGTCACTGCAGAGCTAACTAAATATATGCAAGAATGGCAAAAATCAGTAAAGCTATTCTATCAAACTATCAAAAATGCAGCTGAGTTCCAAGCACTAGGAGATGATACTACATTAACTAACACCTTGCAAACATCGGGCGTGTTTAACAACTCGTATATTCCGGAAGTGTTTCAGCATATGATAGAAGATGAAATGCAGGACGATTACGGTCCAGGGTCGGGTAAGAGATATGTTATCAAAAGATCTCAAATCAGGAATATAAGCATTTCTGAAAACGCCCCGCCATGGACATCAGTAGAAGTACAGGGAACATTTCCAGGGTCACTTTTTGCTGAAAACTTGGGCGGTCAAGCAACGGCATTACAGTCATTTCCTGGTGGTGGTAACACCATGGTTACGGCTGTGGCTATTGATTACGACATGTGGAGAAATTATGGTTTCAAAAGTCCGAGTGTAGTAAAAGTTCCATTCTTAGGAGATCCTAGAACGCAATGCGGGCCATATGCTGCTATGATTTTAACGCGCAATCGCTCTAACATACTTCGTGGCAGCATTACTATCTCTGGCAATGAATACATGCAGCCCGGTGAAGTAATATATTTAGAAGACAGAAACTTGTTATTCTATGTAAATTCTGTCAGACATTCACTACAATTGGGATCTGGATTTACAACCACACTAGAATTAACTTACGGACATAGCATCGGAGAATATATTCCTACGTACCTAGATACTATTGGAAAATTTCTCTATAAGAATGCTGAAATTTCTACTTTCGCCATTCATAGACAAGAAAGCTCACTGCCAGAACAGTGCATCGGGATCATTCAGATAGATGGTAAAAAACCTAATGCTACAGTTATTTCTACTGGCAAGGAAAGTGAGTCTATCAACAGCTACTCTGCTGCCAACGCTGCAGTTATCAATAACATTTTGTATAAAACAGCTTATCAAATCAATAACAATGGTACAAAGGGAAATAACATACAGGCAAAAATTGAGATAAGAATTTATCATGATGATTCTATGCCCCTCGATAGTAATCTTGTATTAGAGGCAGAAAGAGTTAAGAGGGCCTTGATTGGTACAGAGCAAGGGCCAATCAATTCTTTTCAACAAAATCAGCCCGTTCCAAACCCACATATTCCTGAAAAATGGGTAGAAATAGAACTAGTAAATATTGATGATGAGCAGGACCCAAGGTCGCCTTCACAACAGGCAATTGATGCTGCCAGAAATCAGATGGCTAACACTAGTGTTAATTTTGGTTCAGCCTCTTCATCTAATCCAGTAGGAAATGATGATGGAACGGATGCAACTCGTATGATAGGTAATAACAATATCTTAAGAAAATCACTATATAGTTATATTATTGATTGTTGGATTTCTTTCACACAAGTTTCGGATTCGGTAGCAAATGGTTAATAATAAGACTGGAGTAAATTCTTTTGATCCACCGCCAGGTATGGTAAGGAAGGGGTCTGTCGTAGGATATGACTCTAACACCAATACTCTGCAAGTTGAGTTGACTGAATCTCCAGCTACTAGGGGCAGACCATTTGCCATTCCAGTACCACACTCTTTTACACTCCTTCAAAGTGATGGTATTTTTATGGGCTCACTGCCCGCTAAAAATACTACTATTACATTGGCGCAGAGTTCAGGTGGAGAATATCATTTAGTAGGATTTGAACCAGAGCAAACAAATCTACATCTAATTCCCGATCTTAAATTAGGTGAACTAATACTACATACTACCAACACTTCTCAAATTGTATTGGATACGAGTAGTAATATCAAAATTGGTTCACCCACACATTACATTCGTGCGTTCGCGGGTAGCCAGCAATATCCTAAAAGAAATTTAATAACTACCACCTTCAAAAATGAGAACCACTTCACACAAGCTTATCGTGAGGTTGGTGGTACAATTAAAAGGGATACAAATCCCAATCCCCAAGCGGCATCTTACACTGGGG